TCGGGGGACAGCTGTCCCCCATAACCCCCTTGCTCGGGGGACAGCTGTCCCCCATAACCCCCTTGCTCGGGGGACAGCTGTCCCCCATAACCCCCTTGCTCGGGGGACAGCTGTCCCCATAACCCCCATTGCTTTGGTTATTAGCAGTTATCTCTTGTTATTGAGGGTTGAGACATTCTAACAATTGGAAATTAGCAATAACGTTTTATGTGTTGATGAAATAATATAATCAATCAACAACAACCAATTTATTAATAAAAGAATCACGTTTAAACAAGTTAGGTATATATATTATGGAACAGTATATACATGGGTATAATGCCTAAGGATACTGATAATACAAAGAATGCCAAGAATATCGACATTATTTACAAAGAATTGGCACTTGATGTCAAAAATAATGGTGAATTGCGTCAGACACGATCAGGATCTGTTATATCAAAGTTTTCATCACATATGAAGATAGACGTTAGTGATAAATTTCCTCTATTGACAACAAAAAAGATGTATTTTAAGGGTATAATTGGTGAACTGATCTGGTTCTTAAATGGCAGAACAGATAATGCTCTATTGAGAGCAGATAATATCCATATATGGGATGGAAATTCATGCAGAGAATATCTTGATAAGATAGGACAAACATTTAGAGAAGAATGGGATTGTGGTCCTATTTATGGGTATCAGTGGAGACATTGGAATGCTCCATATGCTCCATATGAAAATGCTGAATATGTAAAAGGAGGAATAGATCAACTATCAAAAGTTATAGACTTGATTATAAATGATCCAACATCAAGAAGAATAGTGATGTCTGCTTGGAATGTTTCACAATTAGATGAGATGTGTCTTGTTCCTTGTCACGTATTATATCAATTCTACGTTTCTGGTGATTCTAATGAATTTCTAAGTGTTCAAATGTATCAAAGATCAGCTGATATATTTTTAGGATTACCATTTAATATTGCATCTACTGCCACATTATTATACATTATCTGCTCTCTAACAGATAAGAAACCAAAAGAAGTATCGATCTGTATTGGAGATGCTCATATATATACAGATCATTTAGATGCACTTAATGAACAATTGCAGAATGAACCTTATGAATTGCCAACGCTTAAAATCAATAAGAAGGAAAGAGTTGAGGATTTAACATATAGTGATTTTATTCTTGAGAATTATAAATCACATCAATCGATTAAAGCAAAAATGGCACAGTGATATGGCTATATAACTCTATATAACTCTATATAACTCTATATCACTCTATATCACTCTATATTATTACTCAAAAATTTATAAGTTTGAAGTTTATCATATACAACATTATTATCACATGATACTTTAAATATATTAATTATGTTATTTACAGGACTATCAGAAGTAACCCAAAAGTACATAAATAATTTACAATCGGAAAATCATATTCAACTTTACTATTTCTAGTGATTATCCCCTCTTCTATAGAAAATGCAATTGAGATATCATCTATCACATCAAGTTGATATGATGTAGATAGGGAATATTTACTTTTTGGATTACCTATAGTTGATGTTTTGAGTGCTTCAATATTTTCAACATTATCCATTGCATACAGATATATGTCCTTTGTAAGTTTATATTGGTGAACTGACCCATATATTTGTGCAACTTCTTTTGAAAAAGCAAAATAATTTATAATCTTGATCTAATGTTGGTTTATATGTTCCTCTATAAAATGTATACCCTTTCTTGAAATGGTATATTTTAAGACCACTTTTAATCATATTTGTCGGATGTGATGTTATAATTTCCATTATATAAAAGAGTGTCTCGAAATAAAATACTTAACATAATAATATTATGTTAGTTGACATAAAAACACAAAGATATTAAAATGTATAGTACTGTAAGAAAAATACTCTGGAATGTCTGGAGATACTACTAATACTACTAATACTACTAATACTACTAATACCAATACAAATAATAACTCTGATAGTGCTGATAGTGTAGTTATAGGAATAGATTTAGGAACAACATACTCAGCAGTTGGTGTTTGGGATAATAGTAAAGGCTCTGTTCACATCATTCCTAATGAAGATGGATCAAATACTACACCAAGCTGGGTAAGTTTTGCCGAAGGAGAGATAATTGTAGGACAAGTAGCGAAAGACAATCACGGACTGTACAGTGATTCAACTGTATTTGGTGTAAAAAGACTTATGGGAAAACGCTATGAGGATGAATCTGTTCAGGTTGATCTTGAGGATTGTTCATATACTTACAAAATTCGCGGAGATATAAATGGTAATATTTATGTATGCATACCTGATTACAAAGATTTTACTCCAGAAGAGATATCAGCACAGATATTAATGAAAATGAAACATATAGCAGAAAGATACTTAGGACATCCTGTCAAAAAAGCGGTCATTACAGTTCCAGCTTATTTTAATGATGCAGAAAGATCAGCCACTAAGAACTCTGCAATAATTGCAGGACTTGAATGTATGCGCATTATTAATGAACCGACTGCGGCGTGTTTATGTTATGGACTCGATAAAAAGAGAGACATTAGTAAAGTTTTAATCTATGATCTAGGTGGTGGAACATTTGATGTTTCTATTCTTGAAATTATTCATGGAGCAATAAATGTATTGTCAACAAATGGAGATAAACATCTTGGCGGAGAAGATTTTTGTAAACGCATTATTGATTATCTTATTGAAAAGTTTGAGGCAAAATATCCACAATCATATTATCAATGTGGAGAGAATTTGTGTAAATTAAAAGAAGTTGCAGAAAAAGCTAAAAGACAACTATCACAAACTAAGGTAACAAAGGTATCATTTTCTTTACAAGATGAAAACGGCAACAGTAAAAATTTCAGTACAACAATGACAAGAACAATTTTTGAAGACTTATGCAGAGATCTTTTCGATTCGACTCTTGAACCTATTAGAATTGCTCTTGAAGATGCTGAATTACGACGAGAAGATATAGATGAAATTATTATGGTTGGCGGATCTACAAGAATTCCACGAATTCAAGATCTAGTTTCACAGTATTTTAATGGCAAAACCTTAAATAATTCAATAAATCCAGACGAATGCGTTGCATACGGTGCATCAGTCCAAGGAGCAATTCTTGGAAAAACAGATACAACAACTAAAACAGATGAGATGGTTCTTGTTGATGTTATTCCTCTTAGTTTAGGAATAAAGACACAAAATGGTAAAATGACAAAGATTATTAGAAAGAATTCATCTGTTCCCGTATCTGTTACTAATACATTCACGACTATTGCAGATAATCAAGAGTCCATAATGGTGGAAATATATGAAGGAGAGAGAGAATTTATTAAAGATAATCATCTTCTTGGAAATTTCGAATTATGTGGTATACAAAAAGCATTAAAGAACATTCCTAAAATCGATATCACTTATTCTGTTGATGAAAATGGGATATTAACTGTATCAGCAATAGACAAATCTACATTAGCAAATATGGAGGTTGTAGTTCAATCGCAGAATAAGCTATCAAGTGAAGATATTGCTAGAATGATTAATGATGCAGAAAAGTTCAAAGCACAAGATGAATTGTTGAAGGAATCCATCGAATATACTGATTTATTCCATAATTATCTTGATAACTGTCTAAAAGATGTCAATAATCCTGAATATTCTGATGCTCTTAGTGATGATGATCGTATGTATGTAAATCAACTTATACTTAATAATAAATCTTGGCTCGATAGTCTTCATCATCCTAGAGAATTGCTTGAAGAAACGTTAACTAATGTTAAATTTATGTTAAGTGATTACATAAATAAAGTTTATGCTAGAAAGATTATCAATGAAACAAAGCAAGAAGATAAGAAAATAGATATGGATGCGATCACAAAAGATCTAGAAGAACGTTTTTCATAGTGGGTGGGGGACAGCTTGGGGGACAGCTGTCCCCCATAACCCCCTCGCGTAGGAACATTCAGGGATATTCAGAGACATTTAGAGACATTCAAAGACATTCAGGGACATTTAGAGACATTCAAAGACATTCAGGGACATTCAGGGACATTCTGTTATTTAATTACTTGATCAATTGATCACTTATTTAGATCAAATAGCTCTTTGGATAATTGATATACTTCGTCAAGCATACTATTAACATTCTTAGGATTACCATCAATATCCTTAAGGATGCTTGCATCCTTAGCTAAATCATCACAATAACGTACTCGAATGATTTCATTAAAATTAGTAGTTTTTTCAAAATTGTCTGCCTCATCCTTTGTCATTATGCCTGACTGTAATCTTAGTGTTTCTCTACTGGCAGAAGATAATTTATATGAATATTCACTATCAATAAATGCAAGATATCGTTTTGCATTAACATGATTTTTTACAAGAGAAGTTACAGATTCAGGAAATCCTAGAGAAGCTAAATAATTTGCTCCTAATTCTTCATGGTTAACAAGACCAAGATATTGTCCATCTTTTGAAATAAGTGGAGAACATTCGTTGTTAGCATTTAGTAATTGATGACCTATATCATGAAAGAAACTTGCAACAACAACAGATGAATTATAGCTATAATTCTTTTTTGCAATATAAAATGCTAACAATGCATGTTCATATTGTGTCACGTTTTCTCCAATATAATTACTATTATGTGAATTGATAATTATATCAATTGCTACTTTGATGTTTTCATATTTTGACATTTTTAAATTAATACAATAATAAATAATATAATAAAAAATATAAAATTTTATTTATTTTTATAACTTTATTAACTATATTCTAAATAATAAGCATTATCAACATGAATATTAAATATAAATCTAAAAGATGTGGTAAATGGATTATAGTATCGTCTTTCGATGACATACTACACGACGCATTAGATATTAGTTGTTCACATAATAATTTAACAATTTTACCAGATTTCCAAAACTTGAGTAAATTAAGAAGGATTAATTGTTCACATAATAATTTAATAAGTTTACCAGATTTCCACAATTTGACTGAATTTGTGGAGATTAATTGTTCACATAATAATTTAATAAGTTTACCAGAATGGCAAAACTTGAGTAAATTAAAAGAAGTTTATTGTCCTAATAATCATTTAACAAATCTACCAGAATGGCAAAACTTGAGAGAATTAATCTGGATTGGTTGTCCTAATAATCATTTAACAAATCTACCAGAATGGCAACACTTGAGTAAATTATCCGTGATTTATTGTTCAAATAATAGATTAACAACATTACCAGAATGGCAAAATTTACGAGTGATTAATTGTTCACATAATCATTTAACATCTCTACCGAACTTTAATAATTTACAAAATATTGATTGTAATAATAATAATTTAACATCTCTACCAGAATGGCAAAATTTACGAATGATTAATTGTTCACATAATCATTTAACATCTCTACCGAGTGCATTCATAAACTTAAATTTACGATTGCTTATTTATGAAAATAATACAATTGAATATGTTCCTCCAAATTTAATTAGAAGTATAAGATTAAATAATACTCGAAAGTTTTATAAATTCTATTGGATTAACTGATTATAATGCTTACAATGATTTCATAGGTCAATAGAATCTTTATGATGAGCCAAAACGAATAATATTATATACACTTTGTATATAATAAATCGTATGAGTATGTTTACTTGCACTTTTTATCCAAACAATTCAAATCTCCATCTAGACGATCAAAATAGAGTTGTTTTTCAAATTGAATTTCAATCTGATAAACGTTTATCACAACATAATTTAAAAATTAGTCAAGTTAAAATAGATAATCAAGATGGTACATTTACTTATAAAGATGTGCATTCAGTCCATGCTTTTGCAATTAAAAGGATCAGTTCCAAAAGATATTTATGCTCTTTTCATATTCCAGTTGATCAATTGCCAATGTTTACATGGATGAATGATCCTCAAGAACCAAGCCAACAATTTCTTGGTTGTGTTGATGTATATAGATTTCAGTATAAAGATGGAGATAAAAGACTATATTCTGACTTGAACATATTTAAAATTTTTGTTATTATTGATCACATCTTTTATGAAAGCTCACATTGGGCTAATGTGGCTAATGTATATAGTTATAATTATCCATTTCAGATACGTCCCATAGAATATTCTTAGTATTCTTAGTCTTAGTATATAGAGAATGGATTTAATTACTGAAATAGAATGTGACGAAGCACATTTTAAACGGATCACTTCAAAAACACATAAAAAGCATCCCAAAGTAAAAATGTTAATTAATTTAAGTAGTTCAGTAAAGTTGCGATCATCTGATAGAATTAGATTAATATATGCATATCGTTTTGGTTTAAATAACAATATTATTGATCTAAACAATCTAGAAATTGATGGTAAAATTAGAAGACTTAGACTTAAAAGTAGTGATCTTAGTACTGTGACAGTACCATCAAAGTATCGTTATCAATATCATTGCTGGTTTAAGATCGATGCAGATCTTATTCCTCTCAATGTTGTGTATTTAAAAGATCCTCTAGATCCTCATACAAGTGGACTAATTGGAAATATATTCAATTATGGTTTTGAAATTCAGAGAATAGATCGTTCTAAGATAATAACAAATGTATTTATTCATGAAGTTATTGGTAGATTAGTACAAAGATCTGAAAATTATATTATTGAAGTTCAACCAGTTGGATTAGCATTATTTTTATAATTAAGAGGCAATACCCATAGCCTCTTCATAACTTGGTGGTGGTAATTCTGTTGAGGTATCAGAAATAGCACCCATAGTAGAGTCATCAGAGACAACAGATTGTATTAACCCTTCAACAAAATCCTTATTCATTTCGATCGTAACATCTTTGCTAATCTCAAGACATTCAATATGATATGTCTTAAACATGCTATCAATAAAAATCACGTTACCTTGATATACCGGCTTTGAGCATTTGTCACATGTTCCAATCTCTTTCGATGGATCTTCTGGCTCCTCTTGCTCTATTTGTTCTTCTGGCTCTGTTTGTTCTTCTTGTTCTTCTGGCTCCTGATCTTTCTCATGCTTAAAGATACTAAACTTATGACCAGCAACATTTTCAAGTCTGTTCAAGTACAATTGTTCTCTACAAATATCTTCATACTTCAAGTTTTCACTTTGAGTATCAATAAAAGTATGTAGGATTTGGCTCAATAGCGTCTTATCAAGACGATACAATTCATCTTCGTCAAAACGTTCTGTAACTATCTTCTTCTGATCAATGAGATCAGCCATCCATGTTTCAATTGTTGCATTGCTCCATATTCGGTATATGTTAACCTTCTTTTGTTGTCCGATACGCACAACGCGACTCTCTGCTTGCCTTTGAATGGCCTTATTCCAATAAGGTTCAACAAAAATGACATTGTTTGCTACTTGCAAGTTAAGTCCTACTCCACCTGCAATAATATTAGTCAAAAGAATACGCTTTGTTGGATCTTCATTAAATGATTTTAGTACTGCTTTCTTATTACAGTCACCATTAAAAATAAGAGTATCATGTCCTGCATTATCAAACATTTCACTCAAAATCTCAAATGTCTTATTGAAATTGCTAAATATGATTACTTTGTCATCAGGAGTATTAACTAGAACATTCGTAGCAATATCAAATACAAGATCTAGCTTGTTAGATCTAATATTACCAAGAGATCTCTTCATATTTGTACAATATGGATGAATTGCTGTCTGACGTAACCGCAATATGAGTGTTAATATCAATGCATTGTTATGATCTTCATCAAATAATGCTTTGTATAAACGATAAAGATACAATGAATATATAGCCATATGATATTCATCCATTTGACAAATGATGTTAGTGTATGTAGTTTCTGGCAATGTTAAAGATGTTTCTTTAATCGTTTTACAATAATATGTCTTCTTTTTCATCTCCTCGATTGATGATTGAGAATCATGCATACGAATGAGTTTGAGAATGTTTGTAAAATCCTTATAGCTATTGAAGATAGGTGTTCCAGAAAGCATAATAATATGCATTGTAGGTCTGATTATTCCTCCAACATGCGAATAGATTTGAGTTTTGTGATTACGCATTGTATGACTTTCATCACATATAACACAATCTGATAAATCGATATAGTCAAATAATGTACTTATTGCTTGTGTACGTTTATCGTAAAGGAATTTAGAATAAGATACAATACATATACGTATGCCATCATAATTCTTTTTCTGTCTGTCGGAACCTGTGTATCGATAAATCTCACTTTGTGTAACACTAGAATGTTTTAGAAATTCATTGTACCATTGATCAACAAGTTGATTTGGAACGATGACAACAGTACGCTTGAAATTCATTGAACACACATAATAAATGCTTACAATTGTTTTACCCATTCCCATTTCAAGATTGACAATAGCACGAGAACGCTGGACAAGCCATTCTACACAAGCTTTTTGAAAGTCATAAAGTGTGCTTGTAAATGTTAATCTTTTGTCCTGTGAAAGAATGCGAGAAAGTGCTTCCGGTCTGAATGTCATTATTCAATGTACTAACAGTAATCGGAGCCAAAGCAAAAAAATTTTTGATCATTTTTTACCTTTTAAAACACTATAGAAAGCAAATATGCACAAGTCAGGTAGTAAGGAAAAAGATATTCTTGTAAGAGACGTTTATGATAAAAATTTCGAGAGAGTTAAGAGATATTTTAAAAGAACTTATTACTATTGTTGGCACTTTCCAAAATTTAGAATATCATCACGAACATTATATTCATCAGCAAAGACATTCTTATATCTTATTGTTACTTATGGTGGTAAGATAATTGGACACACAACTGCATATGGGAAATTTACACATTATGAAGTTACATTATTATATCCGTCACGCTTCTCTAAAGACTCTTCCAAAGAGTCTTCTAAAGACATATTAATAAATATGTGCATATTTAAAAAGAAGATAGCAATGCATTGGGATATAACTTTATTTAATAATAATGCCAGTAATGCTGACAATAGTAATTTTATGGTATTTGACTCAATTGAAAGTGCAGTTGATCATATAGTTAATACTTTTGGAATACAATCCACAAAACTCTCATATTTAGAAAATGTTCCATGTGATATAGTAGCACAAAATTGTTCGTTTAATGCTCGATCTGGAGGATTTTCTACATATGAAAGTCTTATAATATATGAAAAATATATCAAAAGCGAGAAATACCATTTCTTAAAACTTAGAATAACTGATTATAAAGAGCAATGTATTATGTGTGTCAATTTATTACGCCGTCTCGAAAGTTTACTTGATAGATGTTACATAAGAACACATGAAACATCTAGTACAGCTGTAACGATGCGACATATTATCACTTTCGAGGAAAAAGATTATTATCAAGGTTCAATTCACATATTTAATAAACTTAATAATAGAAATTATATGACAATGTGTTCACTTTATAATGTTTGTTATTATGGATATTATTTCTTAAATGGTCTTGCTAATGTGATTGAAGACGATCTATCAGAAGGATATTATCTGGGGGACATGCTGTCCCCCAGATAATATGATTTTTAGTAAGTTTTTGATATTTTCTGTAATCATCTTTATCATATGGTTGCAAATTGTAAACTATTCCGTTTATAACCACATTTTTATCATTTAATGTACCTATCTGTAAACCGTCTGCGTTGTATATAATACATGTAGAACAATCAAGATAGTAAATATCGTTGTCAATTACTAATGAATATACTTTAATTGTTTTTACTTTTTCACCTACCTTTGATTTGATTGTTGGTTTTTGTCTTTGTGGTTTATAAATGTCAATTTCAACAGGTGCATTTACTGTGCTAACATCAATAAATTCATCTCTTTTCAGCTTTGGTTTTATTAATTTTGGCTCTATTTCAACAGTTGGTGCTTCTACTTCAATATATTTAATAAGTTGATCAATCTTATCAACATATTTAATTTTAAGTTCTCTATAATTATCGATAGCTGTAAAATCTTGATCATTTAACAATAATTTTATTGTAGAGATTAATTTACTGCAATTATTTACAATATTATCTTTTTTAATAATTTGATTATTTAGAGACTCTAAAAATTTCATAACTTCTTCAATTTCTTTCATTTGTTTTTAGAATAAGAGGAAAGAAGAGAATAAAATATTTTCAAAATAAGATGTTTCCATTTAATTCATTTTTTTGGAGGACAATTGTCCCGAATGTTCCTATGCGAGGGGTTATGGGGGACAGCTGTCCCCAAGCGAGGGGTTATGGGGGACAGCTGTCCCCCAAGCGAGGGGTTATGGGGGACAGCTGTCCCCCAAGCGAGGGGTTATGGGGACAGCTGTCCCCCAAGCGAGGGGTTATGGGGACAACTGTCCCCCAAGCTGTCCCCCAAGCAATTAAATATTGCGTATTAAGCAAAAAATCTATAATACATGTATATTAGGAGATATACTAATAAATAAATTTTTATTATGAATAAAATTACTACTAATGATTTTCTAAATTCTAGAGATTCTAGAGATTCTAGAGATTCTAGAGATTCTAGAGATTCTGCAGAGGAATGTGCTATATGTCTTGGAAATTTTATTGATCCATATAAAGCATGCTCAAACGGTCATATATTTTGTAGAGACTGTGTAACACAATTAGTTAAACCTACATGCCCATTATGTAGGTTAGATATAAGGATACCAGACATAATGTTAATACCATACACTGACATGTATGAAATTGAATATATTCTTTCAAATAAAACGATAAAAAACTTTATTAACGATACATTGAAATACGAAAAAGGAAATAAACTAGTTTCAGAAATATTCAATTATGAAACATTAACATTATTAACGTCAGCTAAACGTAATCAATCATACATATTATATAAACCTGTAGATGAATCACTTCTAGATTCTGATAATCAAACAATAACTTTAAATAATTTTACTACATGGAAACTTGAAAGACTTAATAATAAGATCAAATATTCTTACGAAGTTCTTGTTAAAATAGAGGTTCCTTGTGATAATGTATTAATTGATATTGATTATTGTATGTCATATGCGCATTACTCCCGTAGAATGATTGAATTTTTAAGAAATCAGAAAAGTTCAACTGGTGATGTTGTTATATTGTCCGGAGAATATAAAGTTCTTGATATATACAATGATGTAATGGATTTGACATATTTTGTTCCTGAAAACAGAGATAAACTTGCAATTGATAATAGAACTCACATATATTTTATAAGTATTGATAAATTAAAATACTTTTGTAAAGTATTAGGAATATCACGATACACAAAGATGAATAGAGATCAATTAGTTGATTCTATAATAAGACGTGTCACTGAAAGAAACGTTCTTTCAGTGGGGGACAGCTTGGGGGACGAACGTCCCCCATAACCCCCTCGCTTAGTAGTTTTTTGGAATATCTTGTGAAACAGCTTGTGAGACATCTTTGGAGGCATTTAAAAACTCAATTAAGTAATCAATGTCAATATCAATGTCAATATCAATTGAATCATTATTACGAAAACACTCATATATTTTTTTTTCTATAGTCTCATTCGATAATTTATTCTTTTGCGCTTTGAGTCTTATACTTTCTTCGCTTCCTATATCTTCTTTACTAGAGCTAGAGCTAGAGCTATAGCATGAACATGTAGAGCAAGTCGAACAGATAGTTGAATCTTCAATTACATAATGTCTCACTCTATCAAAATTAATATCATCTGGATTATCGTAATAGTCAATTGCATCAAGTCCTTGATATGCAAAAATATCATTTGAATCAACATGAGAATTATACTTTATCATATTAGCCATGATAAGAAGGTCATTTGAATTAATAAGTTCTTTGAGAATATCATAAGACAAATAATTAAGAATTAAATTAAAATCTAATACGTCAGCATATAACACATTAGATTTACTTTTTTCAAGAGTGTCACCATAATACACTATATAATATCCATTTATCCATGAAAACAATGTCATTCCTGATGCATATACATCATAATTATAATCATGGACACATATCTTATTGTAATAATGTTGATTTGTAAAAGATCTTGTTCCTGTATGCATTCTCTTTGCTCCGTCACACGGAATAGCAAATCCGAAATCTATTAATGTTATGTTTCCTGTACTTTCATTAAAACATATATTATTAGGATTTATATCACAATGAATTATCTTTTTATTTTTTAAGAATGATAGTATTGATCCAAATTGAAATAAAAAACTTGGTAATAATGCATATCGTTTTATTGGAATCATTGTTGTTATGCAATATGTTAAAGATTTACCAGCATTTGATAGCTTAAATATAATAGTTTCTGATTTTTTATCTATTTCAATGCCATAAAAATCTGTTAAAAAATCTTTCTTTTCCCAATAATGAGTAAAAAAATACATTTCACTCATTGTACCACATTCATACACACCAATATGTTTTTCAATGTGTGAAACTTTGTCATATATTTTTCCATATGAACCTTTTCCAATGAGAGTCATTGTGAAAATTTCTCAAAGAATAGTTGAGAAAAATTTTTTTACATTTTTTTATTTAATTAAAAAGATAATGACAAACGATCAAATAATAGCACAAGTTTTTGGATATGTGGCAGGATCTATTCTTATCATATCTAACATATTTCAAATTAGGCACATATATAAAACAAAGGATGTTGTTGCAGTATCAGTAATATATTTATTATTAATTATGTTAGCTTGTTCATTATATATTACATCAGGTATTCTTTTGCATGTACAATATATCTATATCGTAAATTCAATAATATTTGTTCAATTAGGAATTATGATTGGATTAAAATATAAATATAATGTTCCTGCCATAATTCCTAGTTGAGCAAATATTGGGCTTCAGCCAGAATATTTCTGGGCAAGGGCTAAGAGGGACAGCTATCCCCCAAGCGAGGGGGTTACAAAGCGATCGAGGATTATGGGGACAGCTGCCCACAAAACCAGAATCCTCCTAAACGAGGGGGTATGGGGACAGCTGTCCCCCAAGCTGTCCACCAAAAATAATTCTCTTAATTATATATATAGAAAAATGGATGAGTAAATACCAGAACAGTGTAATCAACTAGGTAATATAGAAACAGCTTGTAATTTATATTTGGGTGATAAATGTAATGTTGGTAATCTGTTATATGTACCAATAATACATACAGAATTTGTATTAAGTCGATTGTATTTAGTTGATATTATTTTCAATAATAGTTCAAGATCTTATAATATAAATAACTCTAACTTCTCTAATCAAACATTTAGAATCAATATGCAAACAGATACACACAATGATATTTTTATGATCAATCTTCCACTCGTGTCAACAATTGCCGAAGGAGTTCATTACACATTTTACATAACAGACAATGGAAATATTGGTATTAATAATAATACATTAACATTCACTTTTGGAACCGGAAGAGCATATGGAAATATTATTGCTAACGGAATAACAATAACCGTTAGTGCAAATCTCCAAGATGGCGAAGTGTATTTTGTTACCGGAGGTAATTCATTATACCGTGTTAATACTGGCGTCAGTGCATCAATTTTACCAAATAGTCAATATACACAAAATACATATTACAACGGCGTAATGTCAATGAGTTTCAAAGTTTCTAGTCTCAGCCTTGGAGATAAAATTGAGATTGATTTTACTGATTTAGGCGGTAGATGGATGGTTTCAGGAGTGCTGAATAATTATTCAGCTGTACTTTAAAATAATTTGCATGTTATTAAAAGAGAGAATTATCAGTGAGAGAGTATCAGCGAGAGTGAGTATTTGCAGGCTCATCATTCTTATATGGTGTATCAGTTATCGTTGTTCCACAATATTTTTGTGGAACTTTATGAAATGCTTGATATTGATACACATCAAGTGGAGAATGAAGAACTTCTTTCAAAATAAATTCCATGTTAAACCAAAAATCATCACCATGTCCAATAGATTGTGTCATTAAATGAGCTAATTCATGAATTGCAACAAATGTTAATGTATTTAGATCAACTAAATTTTTTTGATCATCTCTTTGTCTTATGCACATGACTATTTTTTCTCCTTTATTTACAGAATATGATGTATATTTACTATCAGATAATCCTTCATTTATTCTATCTGGCCTGAAATTTCCTTTAAGTCTGATTATATCAGGATTTTCAGGATATTTATTGTATAAATAATCAACTATCTTGATTAACTTTGCTCTAATTATTGCTAAATTGTTTGATGCTTGTTGCTTGTCAGGTAAATTTTGGACATAATATTCTCTATCATCTATATTTGATTTCACTTTTATTAATTCTGTGAAAATGTTCTCAGAATACATTTTCACACACATCAAAATTACTACAACTGTAACTATCGGAACTATGTATGATTTATAATTAGGCATTTACGTTACTTGACTAAATACTATTACAAACTATTATATACATACTATACATAATATACATAACATAACGTAGAAATAGAATTATATTATGGATCAAGAAGACACTACAGAAGACACTAGTGCAACAGAAGACCTCAACAATACCAAAGAAGACACCAGCAATGCCAAGGAAAACAGCAACAATGCCAAAGAATGCAAGAGAATCATGATCTTAGATACAGAAACTACTGGTATTCCAAAAAGGATTAATGGCTACTTCGATCTATATAAGAATCTAAAATCTTATGATAATAGTAGATTAATAGAATTAGCTTATGTAATTTACGATAGTCCTAGTAGTTCTAGTGGTGCTAATAATAGTGTTAACAGAGAGGAATTTCAATCTCTTATAATTCCAGAAGGATTTACTATAAACGCAAACATGACAAAAATACATGGTATTACAGAAGAAATGTGTAATGAAACAGGTAAATCTCTTAGTGATGTACTTCAGAAATTACATAATGATATTAATACTGTTGATATTATTGTTGGTCATAATGTTGAATTTGATGTAAGTATTATTTTAGCAGAGTATTACAGACTACATGGTAAATGCATATTTACAGATAAAAAACAAAGAGAATTTGTTTGCACTGTCAATATGTATCACGACATTTATGGCAAATATTATAAATTATGTGATCTTTACAAATTAGTTTTTAAAGAAGAACCAGAAGGAAATGCACATAGGGCAATGAACGATGTACTAACATGCGAAAGATTATACTCTTGGGGTGGGGGACGTTCGTCCCCTCAAAAAATTAATAAATAAAAAACAACTTAAAATTATCTCTTAAAGAAAATGTCTAATACTAATAATACTGATACTATCACTAATAATACTATCACTGAACAACATTCTATTAATGTATCAATAGATAAATGTAAAGTCTTGTATGAATCTGGAAACTATTCATTAGCAAGACAATTATTCCGGACACTTTCTCCTATTCAAGGAACATCTTCTTCAATTGGAATTGAATCACAAATATATCTCTTGGCAATGGGGGATTATGATTTCTATGCAGATATTGATATTGGAGGTAATACTCCGGTAAGTCCAAGTGCTATTAACGTTCAGAATACTCAGAGCACTCAAGGCATTCAGAATAATCACCAGAATAATCAAAGCAATCAAAATACTCACCAGAATAATCAGAATAATCAAAATACTCAAAGCGAAGAAACGATTGATGATAATCTTGTTAATAGAATTCTTATGATACAAGGCACAACAAATTCGCATACTATGCACAGTGAAATGTATGCGAGACTAAAGAACAGCGACCCACTTGCCAGAATAGTTTATGCTTTATATAATGTCGGGGTTTGTCCTTTTGATCCTGCAAAGACATTTCCACAATGTTTTAGTGCTGCATTTGGTAAAGATACACGTAATATTCTCAAAGGTATTAAGATACTTGAAGATCTGTCATCAAAAGAAAATGATAAACATTCTTCTTATTTGATGGCAAAGATCTATTTAACAATAGATGCATTATCTTCTCAAAAATACAAAGGTAATAATTATATCATGAAGGCCGCCAGACTTGGTCATTTTGATGCTCAATCTGAATTAGGAGCACTTGGAGTAAATTACATGAATGAAGATCAGTTTTGTGATCATTGCGATGACGGCTGGATACTTATTCCGGATTGTGTTGATAAAGTTGGAGTATCTCAAAAAATTCGTGCTTGTGTTGGTTGTGGTAAGACACATGACGGAAGTGGATGGATATTATGTAATCTATTTTTATGTGGGTTTAAGACAGAGCTTAATAGTGCTAGTATTGCTAGCTATGCTTCAGACGGATTTCTAAATGCTCTTAGAGCATTTGACCATCCGATTAAACTTCTTGCTTGTTTATCATCCGTTGCCGCTCTTGTCTTGCAAACATCAAAGAATGAAGAAGTTAATAGTTATACTCCTTATGTTCAAGGTTTAGCGACAGTTCTTTCAACATTAACCTTATTTGTAAAAAGAGAAACAAGCACATCATCTGATAATACAGATGGAGGACAACTGTCCCCTGTCAGCATGTCCCCTCACTAGCATCTATGCTTCTGACATAATTCAAAATATCTTTCATCTGTCATTTCATATAAAAACATCATCCTTATTTCAGTTAATCGATCAAACGATGGAACATGTGTGTCTATTATAAGATTCATTTTTTCTAAGAATTTCTTATCAGAATTTTTAACTCATCTAATATATATTGTACATTACGAATATTATATTTTATTGGACATCTACCATTAATTAAATGCAATTGTAAAATTTCACTTTTACAACAACCTTCACAGTATTCTAACAAAAATACTAACATTGATGATCCATTCATCATATATACTTGAAATTACTTTGTTTTTATATTACATTTCTCTCTAATTGCTTCAAGCTTCTTTTCTCTTTCCAACTTACGTGCATGTTGTTCAATTTCCCTGTTTTTTATGCTTTCTTTATAATCTTCAGCAACGTGACTTTTTTCCGGTGGTATCTCTTTTTTGTCATTAAAACCGACCATGCTTTTCAGCTTATGTGTTAAAAGAACACTGAACAATGATGACATGATTTATTCTTAGTTATTTAGTGAACTTTTTACTTATTTTTTGTATATTTTTTTGTATTTTTGTATTTTCTCGAAACATTCCCAAAAACTACTAAGCAAGGGGGCTATGGGGGACAGCTGTCCCCCTAAAAGGGCTATGGGGGACAGCTGTCCCCCTAAGGGGGCTATGGGGGACGGTACGTCCCCCACTTAGAGTGTCACCAGTGGATAAGGATCTGCCATGTATTTTATGTAATCGCTTAATAAAGGTAATGTTTTTCTGTTAACATGATGTGGCAGTGACCAATATCTTTTGTCAAATGCCTTTTTAACTTTATCTAAACTAACACTAAAGTCTTCATTCTTCTTTGATAATAAGTTATACTTCTTTCTATTGAGATAATATTCCACAACAGATAAGCCATCTGAATATTCACCTGATGATCTATCACGTGAGATAATGTTTTCACCATTTAATGTAAAACTATTATAAATTATAACATTACCATCATATGCTCCACAATGAGATCCGCATATGTGACCACTTTCTAGCAATGTTAGTCGTATCAGATAATAAATCCTCCATAGCAACTGCATTACCGATAATATTGACAATAATTGGTGTTTTTCCTTCTTGAGCATTTAGAGTGCTTATGTATGTTAACAAACTTAGTAGTTTTTTATTGTAATTAGCTGTTTCTTTTGGCATATTTATTGTATTTGATGCTTTGCTAGGTGTATTAAGTGCTTTATTAGGCGTTTGATTAAGTGCTTTACTTTTAGAACCAGTTGTGGCTATTCTGCGTCTTGCAGTTAAATCTTTCACTCTCTGTTGATTTTTCTTAGAATATGTTATCATGTCTTCAGTCAATCCGCTTGAATAGCTTGAATTACTTAAAGTACTTAAAGTACTTAAGAAGTCTGATATTGATCGCTGTTTCTTTACAAATTCATAAGAATTTATATTATACATTTGTAATGAACTTTTTCCGATATAAATGTTAACCTCACTAAAGTTTTCTCTATTTAAAAGATTGTAAATATTATTTGTATGATCTTCAATCGTATCACTAGGTATCAAAATCTTATCTAGAGTTAAATTAATTAACAACTTATTTATTACAACGCTCATATTTTAACGAGGTATAATATACTTTGTAACGAAGAAAAATGATTAAAAATTTCTCTTATGTATAAAATTATTGCTCTTTTAGTCATTGGTCATCGGTCATTAGTCATGGCAATTGAAATAAACCAATTCTCGCTCAAGATTCCTCAGTGCATTGCTGAATACAAGCATCGTGTATACGATATTCTCTCACGTAAGAACTTCAATCCAACAAGTCTCGGAGATATCGTTACAAGCTTCGATGACAACTTTAATTTCCAACTCAAAAATACAAAAGCATACGGTGTTGGTCATAGTCTTTCTGATGCACTTGCATGCATGTACGGATATTTGAATCCATCATTTGCAATCAATCAACATGAATCTGATGATAAGTTTTGTCTGTCTCTTAATGATCTTAAAGATCTTAAGAATCTTGATGAAATTACTTTTACTATCACGAATACTACAAAGAATCTTGAATGGAACGATAATAAGAAGACCGCCAATTCGGTGCTAGAGCTGACCGATAATGCTACAGGTGACACTAACGAAGATTCTCTTTATACAGAGAATGTTGAAGTCACTATCAAGTGGTCATATTTCTTCTGGAAACTTGATAATACCGAAGCAGGTTTTGATACTGATCAAAGTTTTCAAATTCTTGGACATATCTTATCAAATTCACTGTTTTGTGATAAGGATAACGATATCTACCTCTACGCACAAGATGGTGCTAGCATGTTTTGTGTTGGAGAATCAGATATTGATTCTGCACGATTTAAGGCACACAATTTTTTCAAGTGGCTTGTATCAGGAGTTCCACAAGATATCAATTCTCAATACGAAAATGCGATAGATAGTACATGGCAACGATTGTTAAACAATGACGGAACATACGAAAATCAGTTGCTTGTGCGACTGAATATGTGGGTTTCAGCAAATGAAGCTGTTATTGCGACTTTTGATATTCCTGTGTTTTCATTTGATCTATCTTCTGGAGTTTTTGATTTTGGAACATATTCACCAGAAGTGATAGTTGACAGTCGTGATACCAATACTCAACTTCTCCTAGAATCAAGCATTTGTTCATATGTTCTTCAATCATGGCAAAGCTCATTACAAAGAAGTCATGAGCAACCTCTAAGAAGTCATGAGAACACTCAAAGTCAAAAGCCAAAAATCTGGTGGCGGTCTACATGTAAGTGTGGAGTGCAACATGAAGTACCATTTAGTGTGTTAAGCAATCCAAAATCTCCTGCATCTACACAATTAATGGTTTGTGAGTGTGGAACGCGTCATACATTCTATAAGGAATGCAACAAACATGGATACTATTTTGCCAAATCACGTGGCAATACTTATCAAACATCAACATGTCCAAAGTGTCGTTAAAGACCTAATACCTAATACCTAAGAATACCTAAAGACTAAAGAATACCTAAAGAATACCTAAAGAATACCTAAAGAATACCTAAAGAATACCTAAGAATACCTAAGAATACCTAAAGACTAAAGAATACCTAAGAATACCTAAGAATACCTAAGAATACCTAAGAATACCTAAGAATACCTAAGAATGTGATAAATTACTTGCTTTGTAATCTCTAAAAACACTCTAAAACACTCTAAAAACACTCTAAAACACTCTAAAACACTCTAAAAACACTCTAAACACCTCCAAAGAATAAAAAATGGAAAAAAAAGTTCTTGAATAAATATTTGTGCGATTAGATATTTATGTTGAAACTGTCAATTAAGAAACCAAATTATGATAAGATTGATTTAAGACTTGGTCTTGTTTGCATTAATACTATTTTGCGAACACAAAATATTTTTTGTTCAAGAACTTGTATTAGACGAACATATAATGTTCAAAAAGCTAAAGACTTAGCACTTAAAAATGTTTCTGATATTCGTCATCTAATACAATGGAATGCAAAAAATGGTATCAAATGTCTTCGATTAAGTAGTGACATGTTTCCTCATTTTACCGATAAAGAGTGTGAATCATACGATATTGATTTTGCAAGACCTCTACTTAAAGAGATGGGACAGTTAGCTAAAAGTCTTGGGCATCGTATCTTATTTCATCCGGGACAATATAATCAAGTTGGAGCGCAAACAGTAGATGTTTTTGAAAGTACTATTAGAGATCTTAAACATCATGCAGATATTTTTGATGCAATGGAATTAGATGATGACAGTATTATTATTGTTCACGGTGGCGGTACATACGGAAATAAAGAAACAACTATTAAGCGCTGGATTGAACAGTTTCAACTATTGCCAGATAATGTAAAAAGACGTTTAGTTATTGAAAATTGTGAAACATGTTACAATACAGATGATGTACTCAAAATTGCAAACGCAGTAGGTATTCCTGTTGTATTTGATTTTCATCACTATGAATGTTGGAATGTGCAATATGGGGCTGGATCTCAACGAGGCATAAGTGAATTATGGCCTGAAATTATTGCTACATGGAAGGGACGCAGACCTGTTATGCATATAAGTGAACAGGCACCAGACAAATGTCTTGGTGCACATTCTGATTACATATCAGAGTTACCATTATTGTTATTTATTCTTATGGAGAAATATAATGTTGCAATTGATTTAGAAATTGAAGCAAAGATGAAAGAACAAGCAATACTTAAGTTATATGCTAAATATCCGCAGTTATTAAAGACCTAAACAATAAACTTATTAGTTAAAACGTTTACACCCGCTATATCTTGAATATTCCATATTTAATTTCATTCCATCAAAAAATCCACTATTAATATCTTCTTTAATATATTCATCTAAAAATTTACAAGTAACTTTATTAATTCCTACTATTTCAAAAAAATACATTCCTATATGAGTAATATATTCATAAAAACGTTCATCTATATCTCTATCCTCTAAAAAAGTTTGTCCAAAATCTATTATGTAGTATTTACCATTATTTGCTAACATGATATTTTTATGTCCATCATCCCAACCTTGAACATCTGTTTTAAAACTAAATATTTTAAATACATCTGCCAAACCATTATTTAAATGATATTTCAATATATTCATACGGGCATCAGTATTCACTTGTGCATCTACAGATTCATCAATAACTTGTTTAAGATTTTTACCCTCAATTACTTCCATGTCTAAACAATAACTTATATCTTCTTCTTGATCTTCTTGTTCCTCTTGTTCTTCTTGTTCATAAGATTGTGTATAATATTTTAATGGTTTAGGTGCTATTCCTTGCTCATAAGCATTCATTTGACTATTAAATTCTGATTCAATAAATGACTCATCGACAATATCTCCATGAAAGTTGGTTCCTGATCTATAACATTTAGTGAATATATTTCCTTCAATTGTAGTGTCTGCTGTCTGCATTTTCTATTTCTATAAATTAATTATATTCTTTGAAAAGAAATTTGTAAGGGGTATGAGATCAACATGCTCAAAACAATTTAACTAGAACATGAGGAGTTATTTTATTCAGAAATAATGTCTTTGCTTTTTGTTAAACTTTTTTGTTAAACTTTGATGGCGAAAAAAATCCTGACATCAGAAATTTTTCCTGACAAATTTTTCCAAGAATTTTCCTTTGGAAAAGCCATGTCAGGAAAAATTTCTGATGTCAGGATTTCTGATGTCCGCACACATTTTTTTGTTTTTCTAAAAATTTAAGAGATCGTAACCAAAAAAGCAAATTTAAAATGAGTCTCCAAAATTCTGGCATTTTAAAAGTTTAACAAAAGTTCCACAACGTTTGCTCGTCTTTTTGGTCGTCTTTTTGGTCGTCTTTTTGGTCGTCTTTTTGGTCGTCTTTAAGTCATTAATTTACAATTACAAAGTATATTATAATTCACTTTGTTAAAAAATTGATTAAATTTTTTTTGCAGACCATAAAATGTCTTCTTACCTTATTATAATTTATCAAAAATGGATAAAGTGATCAATCCAGAGACAAACAAACAAATTCTAGTCGGAAAGGGTGTTTACAACAAATTAATTCAATCTGGATATCATCATGATATGTCTACAAACACTCTCGTTAAAGACTCACAGGCACAATCACACCCACAGGGTATTTCCAATCAATCGCATAAGTCACAGACATCACAAACATCACAGAGTGTTTCTAGTGTTATTAATCCTCTCACAAATCGTTCTATTAGTACAAATGGCCCTATTTTTAAGAAATTGTTATCTGACGGTTATTATCTTGATAGATCACAAGGAAAACTCGTATTAAAAATTACAAAGAATCCACCTGTTTATACAAATATTAATAAAGGATATTCTTCTAATTTAGATCCGACGGATATTATCAGAGATAAGGCAAATCCTGATAAGGTTGAAGAAGTATTGTCTATTTTCTATGAGTTACAGGCACAACAAGAGGCACAACAAGAGGCAAAAGGAAGTCAGAGAGACCAGAAGAGTATTAATAAGGCATGGACACCAATTAGACTTAAATTCAAAAATGTTTTTGCATATGGATCTGATATTCTGAATGATATACAATTTGAAGAAGGTATTAATTATATATGTGCACAAAATGCTGTAGGTAAAACATCAATTATAAACATGATAACATTTGCAGTGAGTGATGTATTAACTACATTGAAAGGTAATAACATTTTGCATTTTGGATGTCGGCAGGGGCTTATTGAATTGCATATCACATGTGATAATGTTACATATGTTATAACTAAAGATATCAAGGTACAAGAACGTCTTGAAAAGACACATGTTTCAACAACTCTTAAAACTCTTCAATCAGCAAATAATCCTCAAAGTTGTGACTTAACAGTTCGTGGTAATGAATATGAAACAATTATGCTTATTCAAGATATGTTTCCATTGACATTTCCAATAGATCTATTTTCACTAGATTCAACATCGTGCTATAATTTATTTAATAAGTTATTTTATGGCTCTAATAACTTTAATACAGTAGATGTTAATGCAACAGTTGTAGACATTGATAATAATATCAAAAAGAATATTGAAACTATCAGAAAATTAGAGGCATTAAAAGATCAACATTATAATGATTCTTCACATGTTGAAAATTCTCTGTATGAAGTGTTAAATCAGAAACATGATTCTATTAAAGTAGAGATATCGTCAATAAAGACACATTTGCAAGAAAAAGAATTAGCTTATAAGAAATTATTACTATTAGAAACAGAAAAAACACAACTACTTCCTACAAATGCATGCGAAGCTAATAGTTCTAATAGTGCTAATAATTGTAGTCTTGATCAAGCGATTTTAACAATTACCGAATTGCAGAAAAAGTTGAAATCATTTGACAGAATCACGATAATTGAAAGTAAGGCATACAAGAAAGTATCTCAGATTGAAGAACTTATTACTAATTTAGAGAGTGAATTACCTGTACAATTACACAATAATACTACTAATACTACTAATATAGCACGTAGTGATGAAAAGTTAAAGAAATGGTTGCCTTATTTGGACACAATTACTGCAGATACATGTATTTCTGAAGACAATACTAATGACGTCAATAATAGTGACGTTATTGACATTAATGATATTCTTAGTGAACTGGAAAAACTTGACACATGTAATGACTACGGTAGTACTACAGAGACTTTAACTAGTTCAGTAGAGTCTATTGATTCAGCTATTATAAGCACTCCTTTAATTACTACAAATAAGAATAATAAGACTAATAATTCTAATAAGGCTTCAGCAATTAAAAATCTAATTCAAGGACTTCCATTCATTGCTGGAACAAGCGATCGATTAGTCACAGAAAAGACATATATTGAATTAATTGATCTAATTGATCAATTAGATCAATTGCCTACACAAGATACACAAGATACACAAGATACACAGCATTTGAAAAAACTAGAAGAACATGATGATCTGCAACAAAAAGAGGAAAGATTTAATGAACTTTTGCATAAACTGGCAAATTACATACATGAGAATCAAGAGACTCTCGAGACTCCTGAGACTGACGACGATACATTACAAATAGTGCATTCAATTAAAAAACTCAAAACTTATATTGATATTATCACAATCAGTGAAGAAATCGAGGCATATCAAACATTTGTTAAACAATATCCTATTAAACAGGAATTGCTTAATATTAACCATTCGATGAAATTGCTACAAGTAGAGATTAAAGAGCTAGAACAAAAGAATAAATCTTTATCTCAAGAGTTATCTTCTATCAAATTTCAGATTGAAAATATCAAACAACGACAACAACAAATTATACAGAATGCTGAAAAGTTGAAAATGCTTATTGAAGAAAATTCATTACTGACCGAGAAATTATCACTATACAGAGAATGTAACAGAGTATTTAACATGTTATCACATGAATTGTTATCAAATAAAGTCGATCAATTTGTTTATAACGTAAATGCTATTCTTGATACATTTAAGTATCAAATTAATGCATCCCTGAAACTTACTGCTATTGAACTGAATATTGTTGCTATATTTCAAGATGGTAAACGTGGACAAGTTATTGATTATCCTAGCAATTCAGAGAAAACGCTTATTAACACTGTTGTTTGCATCGTTCTCAATCAGTTATCTAACAATGCAAACTTTTTGATGGTAGATGATCTATTTTCCACACTTGATAGTATACCTGAGGATCTTATTGATCTGATCAAAACACAATTTAGAGTAATATTGCTCAGTATTAGTCAAAATGACAAAGTACAATTAGAGAATTCTCATGCAATTGGCATTAGTTACGATTATGATAGTAATAGTAGTACTATTTGCTCATAAATACTATTCACTAATCAATTACGCAGGTATTCAATTACTCAAGGTAATCATTCAATAAAGTACTTTGGATTAAAAGAATAAAATAGAAGAGAATATAGAGAGTAAAATAGAAGAGAATATAGAGAGTAAAATAGAATGCAGAATCCAACAATAGGTGTAGTAATTCCATGTTATAGTGGTCATATAAAATATATTCCAAGATTACTTGATAGTATAAGAAGAAATACTGTACAACCACAGGTTGTTGTAATATCATGTAGTTCAGTGCGTGGGGGACGGCACGTCCCCCATAGCCCCCTTGCTGAGGGACATGCTGTCCCCCATAGCCCCCTTGCAACGGAATTTTCTGATAGTGAGGGACATGTTGTCCCGAATGACTTGGAGATCATAGAGAAAATAAAAACTTCTATGATCTCTGAGGCATTCAAATTAATAATTATTACACACGAAAATATGTTAAATGCATCACAAAATAGAAATATTGCTATAAACAAATTATTGCTTGACGATAATACTCCTAATATTATAACATTTATAGATGCTGATGATATTATGCATCATCAGAGATTAGAAGCAATACAATTTGGATTTAAAAATTATGATGTTAATATTCTCTTACATGATTATTATGATTATGATTATAATGTTAATGATATTAGTGTAAAAGAGTCCGATTGCAATGGGACAACATATCCCACACTATCAGAAAATTCCCTCAAGGGAGACAGCATGTCCCTCAGCAAGGGGGCTATGGGGGACAGCATGTTCCCCAAATGTTATTATGGGTGTTTACGAAGATGTTTTAGTGGATGTGCACGATTTGTTGGCAAATCATATGGAAGAATTCATCATTCACAGTCATCTGTTAAAAGCTCATTGCTTCTAAAATATAAATACATAGAGGAAGAACAATATCGAGGGAGAGAAGATAGTCTATTTTGTGGTACTATATTAGATGACGTAAACAACTACACTAAAAGTTTATACATTTCAAATAAGTTAAGTTATTATAAACCATCAAATACAAATTATTAAATCAAAAATGCTAATTTCAAAATACATAATATTTTATTATAATTATTATATTAAATTATTTATATTTGAATGAATTATGAACAATCTATTGAATATTTAAAAACGATAGAATATCCATATGAAATCTTACCACCAGAAGAGATATCATTTGATGCTATAAAAAATGCATCAGGTGTAACTTTTGAAAAGATAACCAATTATATATATTTATCTAAATTTAAACCACCAAAAAGTAAATATTTAGGCTTATACATAATAGATAGAGATATAATGAACATATGTCATTCATTATCAAGTAAATATTCAATGTCTGCAAGAATTCACAGTCGTCGGTACGATTCACTATCTGCTTATGATTACTGGGTAGAGAATAAAGATAAAGTGCTTTCTCAGGCAGGTAAACAATTGATAACATATAAAGATACTCATCTTCTGGTTAATCTTCCAGTTGATATGGGTGGCACTCCAAGTGAAACTAATTATCTTGGTCTTCAACATGAATGCGCATTATCTTTATTTCGATTAGGAATTCCTGCTTCATTTGCATCAAATCTTGTTGTTAAAGTGATTAAAGATTACTTTAAAGACTTAACAAATGTTCGAGTTCTTGATATTTCAGCTGGATGGGGTGATAGACTTCTTGCATGTTGTTCTCTTGATGTAGAATATACTGCATGTGACCCAAATACTGCATTAGTAGAACCATATAAAAAGATTATTGATAAATATGGAACACTACAGACTACAGAGACTACAGAGACTACAGAGACCACAGAGACTACAGAGCCTACAAAGAAGCAAATCGTTCATTGTTTACCATTTGAGGATTTCCTAAGTACTCAGAGCGGAGGAACATATAACTGTCTATTTTCTAGTCCTCCATTTTTTGATTTAGAGATATACAGTACTGAAAACACTCAATCATCTGTAAGATATCCTACATTGAAAATGTGGTTGGACGATTTTCTTAAAACATGTTTAAGAAATAGCAATACAGTTCTAGAAGATGGTGCATGGATATTTTTACATATGAACGATATAGATGTAAAAGGCAAAATTGATTCTTCTGGTAAAAAAATAACACAAGATAGATCATTGAATTATGTGCAAAATGTAGTTCAATGGGTTGAAAGTACACTAAATTGGCAATTTGTTGGAGTATATGGTTTCGCCGTTAAAGATAAAGAAGATAAAATGAGTGAAACTGTTGAAATCAGAGCAGAAAAAAATAAAAAACTACTTGAACCAACCAAATTTATTAAGAAATTTTCAAAGGGACTTAGATGTAACAATTTCGGTGATATTATGAGTCAACCCTTATGGGTTTTCCAGAAAAAGACTCAAGAGACTCCAGAGACTCAAGAGGCTAAAAGAATTTTAGCTAAAAAACTTATCATAGATGGATAATATGACTTATCAACATTTGCCATAAGATTAACGAACTTATTTATCATTTCAATATCCTCAATATTTTTTATCATTTCATTATAATCTTCCTGATATTGTTTTGGTATTTGTGTTTTAAAATCTTTGATTCGATCCAAATTACTTTGGCTTTTATCCAAATCAGTAGAATATGGTGTGCTAGTTATTGGCTGATTACTTGGCGGAGCATTATTACTCTTATTAGTACTCTGATTATTACTCTGATTATTATTAGGCTGTAGTGCTTCAGCTAATAGCTTAGTATAATTATACGATTGAAATGTTTCAATCGTATCTGGTATTAATTTCTTATCAGCATTTGCAATAGTCGTATCAGCCGTATCAGCCGTATCAGCCGTATTAGTACTATTTGAAGAAGTATTCGTGGTACTAGTAGAAGCATTCTTATTAGTATTCGTATCAGTAGAAGTAGCACTTAAAACATCTTTCAATTTACAAAAAAACTTTTCATAAAATGTGATGTCATCCATATTACCTTCAGTTTTAATCCATCCATAATTCTTAATATAAAGATCTAACTGATATGTCTTGTCAAGACTCATCTTGATCTTTAGATCTTTAGGAAATGTGTTTCTTGAGAAGCATGTCCACATAAAATTCATAGGATCGGTCAATAACATTAAAAGTGTATCTAAACAATTCATTCTATCTAGTGGCAAATTGTCTATAAATTTATTACTTGATAATGGAACATTTAATGTCTTGTTCAACAAATATTTCTGTTCTTCTTTAGAAAATGTGACCATATTTGATGCTAATTTAGATAAAACACTAATATCATAATAATTTGATTTTTGACCAGTGTATATTCCAATAATATATTTCACATCTTCATAATACTCAATAGTAGCAATGTTACCATTCAACTTAACATTCTCAGTCTTTTGTTGTGATTGTTTATTTTCCATGTCAATCTTATTAAACAAGATTTTGCAATAATTTTCAATTTCCATTAATAATACAGTCATAAATTGCTTTGCCACTATACTAAAATCATCATTGTTATCAATTGATAAAGTTATAAATGGTTCTTCGCAATTAATAAGAAATGAGAATACCAATTTTCCTTCATTTGCTTTATTTTCTTCATTTGCTTTATTTTCATCAGTTGCTTTATTTTCTTCAGTTGCTTTATGTCCTTCATTTATGTCAATCATTATATAATCTGATTCTACTTTGCCTTCATATATGTTGCGTAGAGCAACTTCAGGATTGCTTGCAATGTAAATATAAGTAAGAACACACCTATCATTAATTTTGTCCTCGATTTTAAGATCAATCATATTAACTTTAATGTTATGAATGTTAAAATACTTATCAATAAGACGTTTAACAATATTCCATTCTTTGTATTCAGTATTAATATTGTACAAATCTTCTTCTAGCAAATCATTAAGATCATCTTGAACTTTTTTCTCTATTGATGTCGACATTTCCAATTAAAAAAACTATATACTAATATAATTAATATGATAAAATATTTTTAATAGCATTTTTAATAACATAATAGCATTTAATAGCATTTTTAATAGCACTTAATAGCATTTTTAATAGCATTTTTATTCTTTTTATCAGTAATATTATATATTACTGTTATTACAATTAACAGACTAAAGAAATTTTATGGATACACGATTTTGGGGTCCAGATGGATGGAAGTTATTTCATTCTATAGTAGCAGGTTATCCTAATAAACCCACGGTTAATGATAAATACATATATGGATGTTTTTTCAAATGTTTGAGGTTTGTTCTTCCTTGCATATATTGCAGGATATCATTTAAAGAATATGGTGAAAAATTACCAATTGATAATTATTTAGATTCTAAAGACAAATTATGTAAATGGCTTTATGATATACACAATTTAGTTAATAATAAACTACGAAATCAAGGATTCCTTCATGAAGAAGATCCAAAATATTCAGATATATATGCAAAATACAATAATTATGTTGCAGAAATTAATAAATCAAATTGTACACATATGCCCGGATGGGACTTCATTTATTGTATCTATTTTAATTATCCTGAGAAATTTGATGAAGATGCTCTTGAAAGGATAGTTGGATACGCTCAATTTTTACTCGTTTTACCACATGTATTGCCATTTATTTCTGCCAAAAATGCAATATTGTCATTCAAATACAATCTATCTGAAAATTTAATGTCAAGAGACAAAGCAAAAGAATTAATTTATTACATGGAAAAACATGTTAAAGATTCAATAAATTGTAATTGTATCTCTTTTTCAAAACGATGTACAATTATAGAAAATTATAGAGCAGGATGTAAAAAGAATAAGGATGGTGCAGGAACATGTAGGAAAAATACCTAAATGCCTTTAAAAAATTAGGCAGTTTTGCCTTTCATAAATTCAACTTGATTAATAGCATTACTAAGTGCCCATAAACCTGAAGGTTTATATTCCTTTGATTCTAGAATTATCTGTCCCATATATTCAATAAACGGGACAAGACCTGCGTTTTGTTCTTTCTTTACCCACATTTTTTTCGAAACATTATACAATGCAGTATCAGCTTTCAATTTATTTGCACTAAATGATGGTAAACTTCCAAAAATATAAATATCACCTACATTAAGGTCTTTCATTAAAGGATCACTTGTCACGTCTGTAACCGGACATAGTTTATGTAATAAGTTACAATTCATTGAACCTACTGATATTTCATTACCACCATAAATAAGGTCACTATGAGTAAAAAATCTATACTTAAATTGTCCAATATATCTTTGATGATTAATGTATGTAATTAGTCCTGTGTAGAAGTTGTTATAATCATAGTCATATCGTACGAATATATTACCCATTTTATATTATAATAATAGATTAATAATAGTAGTATAGTAGTATAGTAGTATAGGAAATAAATGCCAACTGATCTAAATAATGAAGACGAAATGTTAAAAAAGTATGAAATTGATAATATTCGTGCGCTTATTGAATTAAATGATGATGAATTGCATTTAATATTAAAGAATATGCGTGTAAATGGTGCAAGTGGTATAAATGGCAAAGATATGATTCAATATTTATCAGGATTATCAGGATTAACAGAAGACGAGAGAACTCTCAAAATAATTAAGATATTTGCTGAGAAATATTGTAGATGCATAGGCTCTGTGAGAGCAGATGGAGCAGGTAATAAGTATGCTATATGTTCAAAAACTATATTTAATGATAGAGGATTGAAAGGCCCCGGAAAGAATATGCAATGCACTCCAACTCCATTATTATATCCATACAACGGAGTTATTCTGAGAAAGAAATAATTCTCTCTTAATATCCTCAAGAAGGGTATTAAGAGAGAAGCATTTCTGGTAACAATTTTAATCTTAATGAAACGAGTCCTCTCCCGATATATCCAAATATAGTAAAAAATACTGAGTTATTAAAAATATATAAGGCAAGCATTATTAGGAATGTGCATATTAATAATAATGTAGAATATTTGAGAATAACATTTAAAGTTTTGTCTACTTGTGTGCATGTCTTTAGATGCTCTTGCTGACCTTTTTGTTCTTTCTGGCCTTTCTGATCTTTCTGACCTTTCTGATCTTTTTGACTTTGTTGGCCTTGTTGTTCCTGATTTTTTTTCGTAGGACAATTGCACTTATTTGATTCACTAAGACCAAATATATCATTTGTCTTTTGGTTTGTTTCTAAAATAGCCTTATAAACATATTTCCGAGGAACATCAATTATGTTATGTTTTAATATTTCCATTTTAACAATTAGATTTTCTAAAAATCTACTGAAGAAAGTTTGTTCTACAAACTTTGCATTGACTTGTAATTTCTGTGTTGGTTTTGTTATATACTCAAAATAAGGTTTACTAAAATATTTCTCTTTTGCAACATAATACATCTCAACATATTTAAGTTTCTCTTCATAAACAGGCACATCAACATACTGTCTCTTCCAATTATCAAAATAAGTACCAAAATCAGGACTACTTTGATTCCAACCTGTTACCCATCTTATATACCATTTCTGTGCTAATGTACCTTCAATAAGTGTCGTTCCATAATCATATAACATTAGAAACCATCCCCATAAGCCTTTTTTAACATATGAGAAATATTTCCAAACAAACCATGAAATGTAACTTATTACAAGGGGAGGAACTATGTATATGATTAAAAATGACAATATAGGTAAGAAAATAACTCCTCTTGCTATATCATCAAGACCTTGTGCTTGAAGAGAATATGGTTCTAACTTAAAATATGCAAAATATCTTTGAAGAGAATCTATTATGAGTTGACTTTTACCAAGATCTTTTAAATGAAATGCACTTGACGGATTTTTTAATGAACTAAAATAATCTGCTTCAGAAAAAATATATGAATTAGAGGCACCTAAATAAGGCCATACAAAATATAAACCAACAAGGAGTGCAAATATTACAAATATTCCAATTAAATAATTAATATCCGGCCTCTTTGCGTAAGTTTCTTTTGCTTTTTGAATATTATCATCTACACTAATGTTATATTCTTGTTGTATCTTATCTTTTACCAATTTGATTTTATCTTCAATACTCTGTTTAATCGTGTTAATTCCGCTAGTTGCTAATTTTTCGATTTTACATGTAGTACCTTCCTGAACAGGATTTAGTGTTGTCATTCATACTATATACTTAAGAAGTATTTTCTATTATTATCTAAGAACAAAGTACTTTATCTATAATATCATTAATATCATTAATTAGTAACTATCATTAATTAGTATCCATAGTTAATACTTATATTTCGTTAATTAGCAAATGAATTCTCAAATGAATTCCCAATCTTCTCTTCATAATAATCAATCATATATTCATTATTACTAGAATCATTTACTTTCTCAACGATGTTACTCAAGGTCTGACAATTTCGAACATGCAAATCCATAACAGCAAGATTGTCATAATCTTCAAATCTAGTGTAATAGATATACTTTGCAAGAAAAACGTCATAATCATTGGTGCAATTTTCAAACATAGTCTCGGCATACTCATTGGAACATTTGTCATCAGGATAAGTTGAAACAGTTGGATTATATACAGTTAAATCTGTCTCTAGGTAATAAGAAAATCTATCTTCAATATGATCAGTATGATCAGTATAATGAATAGCATCTTCATCAATAGCATCTTCTTCAACAGCATCCTCAATAGCATCTTCTTCAACGAACTTATCTTCAATATAACTAAATCGATCACATAAAGTATCAATTCTATCTTTAGCATCCTTCGACCATGAATATATTTCCTGATCAAAATTAAGCATTTTTGTTTCTAGTTCAGATATCTTTTTCACTAGTAGTTGAAATGAAATATAAGAAAAAATGTAAAATGCAAGTGCTACAGCACTTGATGCAAATATAATCTCAAAAAAATGGATATAATGGATTGAATTGATCGGATTAATCGGATTAATTGAATTAATCGTATTGTTTGACATTTCTGAATGTACCTTGCAAATGGATGACAATAAATACTAAAAAATAAAATTTTTATTCATTTTTCTGGGTGGGGGACGTGCCGTCCCCCATAGCCCCCTTGCCTTTGTTGTGGTAAGGGGCTATGGGGACAGCATGTCCCCACAAAGGCAAGGGGACGGCACGTCCCCCACCCAGAAAAAATGATTTTTTTGATTCCTAAAAAAATAAACTAGTATTTTTAAACAAACACAATAAAAACACATTAAAAACACAATCAAATATGTCTAATTTCGTTATCTTCAGTGCATCTCAACTCAAGCCTTCTGATATGACAGAACAAAACATTGTTCTAAGTGCTCCAAAGGACAATAAGAGCGGATTTGGAAAATCTGTTAACATTCGTTATACTGGAAAGTCCTTTAGTATTCAAACACCAAAAATGCGTGCACCATTCGGTCTATCTAAATTTGATGCATCTAAGATGCAAAAAACGGGACAGCCCGCTACTGTTCCAGCACAAGAATCATTACAAGATGATAAGTGGTCTATTTCTCTTGCGTTCGATGTTGATGGTGTGAAAGAGGATGTTCTTGCTAAAACTGAGCATTTCAAGGAGGTTGTTGAAGAATTTGATAATGTCCTTCTTGATAAGGCGTGTTCCACAGATAAATCTGTTCTTTCTTGGGTCGGCCAAGGAAAATCAGGAAAACAATTGTCTCGTGACGTCATTGAAAATAGATTTGTGCGTTCTACTTTTAAGGGAAATACTGTTAATGATAGAACTTATCCAGATACTTTTCGATGCAAGGTTACTGAGCCAATAACCAAATTCGGAACAGAGAATAAGTATCATACAACATTTTTCCATCATTCTGATCGCACAACTCCATTGAATATTGACTTTACAAATCCAAATGCTCCAAATTATGCAACTAAGGTTATTCCTCAAAACAGTTATCTTATATGTGTTGCATATGCATCAATTTGGTCTACTCAAAGCAATTGGGGAGTTCGCTGGACAGGACAACAAGTTGTTGTTTTCCCTGCTGTTGGAGGTCCCAATCTTAAGATTTGTGCAATCACTGTTGATCCTGAAGAGGAAGATGACCAAGAGCAAGATCAAGACCAAGATGGCTTTAATTCTAATGATAATTCTAACAGCCATCAGCCAGAGGCTCCAAAGCCAACAGGACGAGGAAAATCAACAGTCGATCCTCCTACGGTTGATGAGTCTAATGAAGATGACGAAGAAGATTATGTTGATGAGGGCGAAAATTAATCTAATGTATTTAATGTATTTAAAGTATTTAAAGTATTTAAAATAATTAAAGTATTTATCGTAATGGTTCCCAACATTCTTTTGGAATTTTTGAATATAAACACTTTGATAAATAATCATACGACATTGAAGGAAATATTGTTCTCAAAAATTGTATCAGAGCATTGAATACTTCAATTGATATATAATTTTGTGGAGAACTTCCATAAATTAATACAGGTTTATTTTCTTCATTGCATAATATAAGTGCATCGACAATACTACTTAGTGGAGATTCACATGTTAAAACACGTTTAACTGTAGAAACAGATATACATCCAAAAGAATTCATATTAATAAGAGTGTGTATACCTTTCGAAGCTATAAAATCATAATCTTCTCCACTATTATCATTACCAACCCATAACTTATTTAAGAGTTCAAAGGCCATACTTTTACTTTTATTACTTTATATTATTATTACTTTTATTACTTTTATGTTCTTTTTTTAGTCACAATGATCTCTTTTACAACAGCACGATACGCATAATAAACATGATAAACACGATAAGCAATGCATATATATATAATTAATAATATTAGATAATCTATTACTTTCTGGTTCTATTATCTTTGCTTTCTCATCAGTATTATGTGTATCATCAATAGTATGAGTATGAGTATAAGTATTATCATCTAATCCAAATATTATGTCAGTATTTATGTCAGTATTAGTATTTATATCAGTCATTTCTATTATATCTATTTGCTCCTTATCAGAATTATTGATATCATTAGCATTAGAATTGTTTATGCTAATGTTCTCAAAAATACTATTATAGTCATTATTATTATTATTATTATTATTATAGTCTGTTATAATTTGCACTTTGTCACTATTTATTTCAAACATATCATTCACGATGAAAGACATTATTTAGTAGTATATAATTACTTACAGTTTTGTCTTTTAATTACTTCTTACTTAATGATCTAAGCGCGAGTATGCAGACATAGTCGCTTATACATATCTGAATTCAATAATAATATAGATGATGATTCCCATAAATGCATACAAATAGTATCCTTAGTATCCTTAGTATCAAAAGACATTATTTTTTCATTAACTGTAGACCAATGTGTCGAGCATATTTTGTTTCCTGTAACTATTCTTATATCTTGATGTTTAACCATACCAAAAAGTTTATAAGGCAGTATCAATGAATTATAATTCCAAATATTTGTTACTGTATATTTATCAATCCATTTCTGAATATGTTTATTATGTATTGTTGATGCAATTATTGCATTGTGTAAATATTTATCATTATTATTTCTTCTTCCTATCACAAAACTCTTTTTATTATCAATTATTTCATCTAATGATTTAAATGTAATTGTATCAATATCAATATATACTCCGCCATATTTTTCAAGAATTATTAATCTCATATAATCAGATTTATGAGACCAATGATCACCATTTATGTAAGCCTCTTTTTGCTCCGTAAAACAAGAAGATTCTATAAAGCAAAAGGATAATGTTGGAATCTCTTTTAATTTATCCCACCACACACTTTCTGGAATATTATCAGAAGGTACATGAATAATTATTTTATATTCTTTGTTATGATCGTATGCAGAATATATTGCATTATATTTAAAAAATTCAAATTGTCTATCTTCTTGGTAAGACAATCCATAAATAAAATGAATAATTTTTGGTATATTGTAAATATTAGTATTACGATCGATGCGAGTTATTGGTAATTTAATAGACTTAATATGCTTAATAGGCTTATTGAAAGTATCGCGAGGATTCTTCTTTTGAATTACCTGCAAAAGTGGAACATTTATACTTATCTTTGGAATCTTTAGAAAATCATTATTATTATTTTTATTATTATTGTAAGAAGATTTTTTAGGAACATCCGCAAATCCACATTCAATTGACTTTTGTAGCTTTAACACATTCTGATCTATTGCCTTTATTTTCAATGAAGACATATTATAACGATATTTCAGTCCTAATTCTTTACCAACATTATTATAATGATTAATGGCATCTATCTCTGTTGTTATATTTAAACTATTAATTTTAACATAATCTTTCCACGAAAAACCATAATCTAGTCTTCTATTAATAGGTTTTTGTATATTTTCATTAATTAACTGTCTATCTTTTTTATTAATTATCTGTGTATCTTTTTTATTAATTATCTGTGTATTTTTCAACTTTGGTCTATCTTGTGCATTTGATATATTTGATACAGTCTTTAAGTTTCGTAATTCACGTAAATTATGCAAATCGCTTAAATATTTAAGACTAATTAGATGTGCAATATTCTTAGTGTCTTTAGATTCTTTAGGAGAGTCTGGAGAGTCTTTAGATTCTAAGGACTCTGTAGAGTCTGTAGAGTCTTTAGTATTCACAAAAATATTTATCTCTTCATTCAAAAGTTCATTATACATTATATCATATAATATGTGTTCTATGTATTCATAGATATTAATTGGCGACGTGCAGTTATTTACATTATAATGTTTAATATAATCATCATTTCTAGGAAGTGCACTAAGAACATTAATATTTCGATAGAAATTATAATCAAATACTGATACTTTACTTAAATTATTTTTATAATGCTTTAAGTAATTCATTTTAAGATACTCTCTTATTAAGTATTATTAAGTATTCTTAAGTATTCTTAATACTTTTTCTAAAATTTCTTTTAAGTTTATCAATAAGTTTTAATTCTATCTGAGTAGTTTCATCAGAAATACTCTCGAGATTAGTTTCAATATTAGTGTGTTTTCTTGAAGATGATCTTTCCTTCTTTACTGAAAGTTTTCCTGTGGAAGTTGTAATAAATCTTACCTTTCTTCCTTCTTTATGTCCAAATCTTTCATAATGTGATGTTAAAAATTTCTGTCTTTCAGCAATTGACATTCTCGTGCATAAAGCCTTTAAATCTTTATTATTCTCCATATAATAATCGCAATCAATACTTATTTGTTCCATACTCTTTTATACTCCCTTATATTCTTATATTCTTTATAGTCTTTATTGTCTTTATAGTCTGCCAACAAGTGATCCGAAAAACATAAAATCAGCGGAATAAAAATTTTGTATCATTGATATTATTTCATCATTATAGAAATATTTATAAGGAGGATATCCTCCTTCAAGGGCATTCAATTCAGTTGGAGTCATATTCCATACGCTCTTTGTATTATTTTCTGGATTCTTTGTATCATTCTCTGGAACATAATTAGTATTATATTTTACATGATGTGCACTTATTCTAAAACATTTAATAATATTATCATTAATAGGCATCTTAAATAAATCTGATATGTACTTATAATCAATATTTTCAACATCATATATTCTATCAAAAACAACATGACTATTATAATTCCTAGATAATTGATGTTGAAAATGTAATTCATTTACTTCATCAAATCCAGATGTGTTAAGACTTTGAATAGTTTCTAGAAATGTCTTAGAAGAAGGGTATTTCTTATTTTGAACATAACAATCAAGATATCCACTAACAAGTCTCTTATAAATATTACGTGTAAACAGAATATGCTTATATTTATCAAAATTATCAATAATAGTTTCAAATGTTTTAGGAACTAGTAAACTATTTGTTAAATATGCGTACAATTTTCTAATAAATGTACAACCACATTTAGGAGTATACCAAAAAACTATTTTGTTTGTATTGTCTGTGTAGATGTTTATCATGATAGTGCTTTTTATTATATACGTTATATACTTTTATTTAACTAATTTCTCTTATGCTTTTTATGCTTTTTATATTTATATAATTATATAAATTATAGAATGGACACACAAATGTTGAAAGACTTCATAAAAGAATCTTTATTAATTACTGGTGTATTTATCCTAATACACATATGTGAAATGGTAATTTTTCCTCAATTTGCAATGACACACTATATGTTATTTATTACTGTATTCTTATCTGTAATGATATCTGCCTACACTTTCACATATTTTAATGTTATTGACTACTAACTACTAAATACTACATACTACCTAAAAAATTGAAAAAAAATACTTCCAAAACAGAGAAAACAGAGAAATATTGTTCTTCGTGTAGCCGATTTAATTACTAATAAAAGGATGTCTCATACAGAACAACAAAATCCATATTATAGAATAACACAAAGTCAAGCAAATAGAAATAATCAAACAGTACAGTATTTCGTATTTTCTAAAATGATCCTTAAGTCAGGAGGTATAATATATGGCGGATATGTTAGGGACATACAATCATATTTAAAGAAATCAAAAGTATTTGTTTATTATGATATTTTTCTTGATGATGATCCAGTATCATTTAATGATATAGATGTGCTTTTTACTGAAAAAGAATTTACTTCCTTTATCGAATTATTAAGCACTGACGCTCTTTATCAAATTAATATCTACAACAATAATTTGTATGTGGACTTAAAGACGCAGACAGAAGATACTAAATCATCAAAGATAGTTGAAATAAAAACTCCATTTAATAAGTGGAAAATAGATTGTACTATTGTTTCAAATGCAAAATGTAAAAAATTATCAAATCCAGATTTTGATGTAAATTCCTTATGGATTCAGTATTCATCCAAAAACAATAATATGAACAGTATTATGAATGATAATATCAAAGTTAAAACATCAATACCAAAAGAAGAAATTAAATTAAGAGGAATGTCAGGTACTGTAAAGCGGATTAAGAAAAGCATAAACTCAAAAATAGCTCAAGCTATCAATTATGACAGCATAACATTCCAGCGAATCTATAAGATGTTATCAAAGGGATATAGTATTTTTTATAAAGAACACGTTATTAAAATAATGCCAGTAAAAATCTTAACAGATGTTGGATTTTATTATTGTAAACATTGTAGGCATGCGTTAAAACCAATTAAAAATATTGGTTATGGTTTAGAATCAAAACTGCTAAACAAAATGTGTTTTAGGTGTTTTCATGATCATTATCTAGAGTTTGTTAAATCTTTCAATGCAAGAAGCAGAATAGTGTTACAATTGTTGTTTGTTGAAGTAAATAGACATTTTCAAGAATGCTCAGATGATGATACAGATAATGCGAATAATACAGATAATGCAAACAACTTAATAGATGATGATTCATCTGAAAGTGTTTTCTTTTAAAAAAATAAACAATTAATTATTATATCTTTCCTGATCATTCTTGCTCTTTGGTGCTCTTACAACAAGAAATACATCTAACATCTTCCAAATGCGCTAAATGTGTCCAGTCTGGTACAAATTTTAACATGTTATATGAATAATCAATTCTTTCCAAATGTATTAAATGTGTCCATGTCGGAATACTTGTTAATAAATTATATGCACAATCAATTATTCGCAAATTCACTAAGTGTGGCCACTCTGGTATATTTTTTAACTTATTGTTATAACATTCAATTGATTGCAATTTTATTGAATGTGACCATTCTGGTAAACTTGTTAATTGATTATATGAACAATCTATTTCTCGTAAATTCACTAAGGTTGACCATTCTGGTAAGCTTCTTAATTTATTTGAGAAACAATCAACTGATTGCATTTTTATTAAATGTGTCCATTCTGGTAAACTTATTAATTGATTATATGAACAATTTATTTTTTGCAAATTCACTAAATGTGGCCATTCTGTCAAGCTTATCAATTTATTAGAGGAACAATTTATGAATAGTAATTTTGTTGAATTCATACAAAATCGGTCATTGAACATTTCTATGTTATTATTACTGCAGTCAATTGATTGCAAATTAATTAAATATGGCCATTCAGGTAGATGTGTTATATTACAACATGAGCAATTAATCTTTGTTAATTTTGTTAAATGTGCCCAATTAGGTAAAGTCGTCAACATTTTATTGTTTGAACAATTAATTACTCTTAATTGACTTGATTGACTTGATTGACTTGCTTGACTTGATTGACTTGCCTGATTTAATGTCGGATGATAATACAATGTACATAATAAACTTGTTAATTTATTATATGAACAATCTAGTTCTTGTAAATTTGTTAGGCGTTCAAGTAAGAAGTTAGGTAATGTTATTAACATGTTATGCGAACAATCAAGTATCTGTAATTTATTTAAAAGCAATATAGAATTTGGAAAAGATGTTAAATAATTGCAACAACATATAAACTCCTCTACATTTGTTAAACCCGATAAATCAGGAAGACTTTTCAAATAATTACAGGAACAATCTAATGTTGTCAATTTAGTTAAGTATTTTAATTGAGGTAAACTTTCTAATCTATTATTTGAACAATTTAATTTCTCTAAGTTAACTAGATTATCAAATAAGCAATCAGGTAAACCACTTAAATTGTTATTTGAACAATTTAATACTCTCAAATTAATCAAACTTTCAAACAATGTGTAACTAAAAGGTGAATCATAAAAGTCATTATATGAACAATCGATTACTTGTAAATTTTTAAATAATAATGTTGGTAAACTTGTTAACCTAGTACTACGACAGTAGATAGCTATTGCGTTCTGTGGAACTTCGTTATATGTACATACTCTAAATATCTTATTGTCTTCTGAGTCTTTTGAGTTTTTTGAGTCAGAAAGTATCTCTGGAATTTTATAATAAGTCCATTTCATTTCTTTGTTTGTTTTGATCTCTTGTTTTTTGTTCTGTTTGTTTTCTTTTATTTTTCACTTTTTATTTATTTTGCTTATTCTGTTTTTACT